GGATTGCATTGTGAATGAACCTACTAAGACGGTTTACCGGAAGTATAAGGAATATTGCATTGCAAACAACTTCCAAGCCCTTTCCAACATCGAGTTTTCCAGACAGATCACCAAGCGTTGTGGGCTGGTGATTGTGGATAAGTGGATCAGCCGTCTTGGGAAATGCCGGGTGTTTGTAGAAGAAAGTGAGGAATAACCAATGGATACTAAAATTGAACTGTACCATGATAATTTCCAAAATTTCAAGAGGTACAATATTCCCAAAGCCCAACTTGTCATTGCTGATATTCCCTATAATATCGGGGTTGATGCTTACGCAAGTAATCCTATGTGGTATCAGGGCGGTGACAACAAGAACGGGGAAAGCAAGTTGGCAAAATCCAGCTTCTTTCATACGGATGGCACCTTCAAGATTGCGGAATATATGCACTTCTGCAACCGCCTTCTTCGGAAGGAACCAAAGGAGAAAGGACAGGCCCCGGCTATGATTGTGTTCTGTGCCTTTGAGCAGATGCAAACCGTCATTGACTACGGGAAGAAGTATGGGTTTGAAAAGTCTTACCCGCTGTTCTTTACAAAGAACTATTCCGCCCAAGTTCTAAAGGCCAACATGAAGATTGTTGGTGCCACAGAATTTGCGGTGGTGCTGTATCGGGATAAACTTCCCAAGTTCCGAAACATCGGCCCTGACGGGAACAAACACATGGTTTTCAACTGGTTCCCTTGGGAGAGGGACAACCGGAAGGAATATCCCAAAATCCATCCCACCCAAAAACCAGTCGGAGTTCTGAAACGGCTGATTGAGATTTTCACCGATCCGGGGGATGTGGTCATTGATCCTGTTGCTGGAAGTGGAACAACCCTTCGGGCCGCATACGAATTGGGGCGCAACGCTTATGGTTTTGAAGTTGATAAAAACTTCTACATAGCCGCTATGGAGAAAATGATCCCCGGAAAGAAGGACGGTGCTGAATGACCCACGAATATTCCAAGTTCAAGAACAAAAACATTCCCTATGCCAAGGTTGGGCGGCGAGTGTTCAATAGTCTGTTTGATGCAGAAACCTTTTGCACCGAACACGGCCTTGATGTCAATTCAGCTATTGAATATCGGGATGATCCTGAATTGAAAAATAACATTCAAACAATCGCCCAATACCAGAAGGCCATTCTTCAGGAATGTTTAGACCGGCTGAAGGCCCGTGCTGAAGCCTTGGTTCAAGAAATCAACCGGTGTAATGCTGATTTGGAAAAGTGCCACCCGCTGGATCGTGATTTCTTGACGGATCGGCGGAATGAAGCCATTGCAAAACATACGGGTACGATGGAAGCCCGTGAGATTGTGGCCGGATTGAAAAATAATTTAGAAAGGTTGACTGGTTGGCATGATTAAAGACAGCGGTGAACGCACCGAGTTTGGAACCGGCGCTGTTCGTGATATGCACAGCGGCAAAGGCCGCATGGATTTACTTCCGTGGGAAGCCTTGGTGGAGGTTTCCAAGCATTGTGAAGAAGGGGCCTTGAAGTATGGTGAACGGAACTGTGAAAAGGGTATTCCCATCCACAGCCTGATTGATTCGGCCTTCCGTCACCTTGCCAAGTACATGATGGGGATGGACGATGAGCCCCACCTTCGGGCGGCTTGCTGGAACTGCCTGTTTGCCCTTTACATGGAGATTAAGCACCCGGAACTTCAGGATATTCCAACACGGATGAAGGCCCCGGTTCCCAAAATCAAGGCGGCTTCGGAGCCGTGCCGCCGATGCAAACACCGTGACCGCTTCGGGGATGAATTTCCCTGTGATGAATGTGTTCACAGACAGAATGGCACCAATGATATGTTTTACCCGGCAGATTGTAAGGAGGATGCAGAACAATGAAAATTATCAAGCCTGATGTGCAGTTCATCACCCCGATTGATGGGGCCACTATTCTGAAGCGGCTGGAACAATGTGGCCGTGTCTGCTACAAGTCCGAGGATAAGATCACGGAAGGTTCCGCTGAAAAGTTCGTTGCCGGGATCATCAAGCGAGGACATGAAGCAGTTCTGGAACATTGTTCCTTCACGGTGAAGTTCATTTGTGATCGTGGGGTTTCTCATGAGATCGTCCGCCACCGGATGGCTTCTTACTGTCAGGAATCCACCCGCTATTGTAATTACGGCAAGGGCAAGTTCGGTGAGGAAATCACGGTGATTGAACCTTGCTTCCTTGAATCCGGTTCCAGAGCCTATGACTATTGGCGGGATGCCTGTGAAGGGGTGGAAATTCGCTATTTTGATATGCTGGCGGAAGGATGCACACCGCAAGAAGCCCGTTCGGTTCTTCCCAACAGCCTGAAAACGGAAGTGGTCATGACGGCCAACATTCGTGAATGGCGGCATTTCCTGAAGTTGCGCTGTTCACCCGCCGCACATCCGCAGATGCGGGAAGTGGCCTTAATTCTGTTGGACAAGGTTCATTGGCTGATTCCGGTATGCTTCGATGATATTTGGAGTGAATACCATGCCGATGTTTAAGAAGTCCGGTGGTAAAATTTTCGCCGTTCAGTTCAACAAAGCTGAAGAACGGGCCTTGGATCAGGAAATCAAGAAACAGATTGTGGAAAATGATCGGGCTTTTGACATGGACAAAGAATCATCCATCCTGTGGATGCTTCACACCCAATTTGGATTTGGCCCAAAGCGTCTGAAGCTGGCGTGGAAGCTGTTCTATGCCGAAACCTTGAAGCTACGGGAACATTACCTGATGGAACAGGCCGATGATGGGTGGTTGGCCCGTAAAAAGCTAAAGGACATTGGGTGTGACATTGAAGAATGGTACAGAGAAGAAGGAGGGAAAACCGATGCCTAAACCTTGGGAAAATGCTGAAGGGTATCACGATCCGACAGCCTACCACGGCACAAAGAATATCATCCGTGACGAGGATGAACAGCAGAAGCGGGTGAACACCCTGATCTTCGTCCTGAAGTACATCACCCGTTTGGCGGGGTTTGAACTTCTGAACCGCATTGAAATCAAAGACCGTAAGACCGGGAGGGAATACAAATGATCAATTACTATGACCCAAATTTTCAGGGTGTCCATGTGATCCGGGTGACTTTCATGCAATGGGATTACATAGGCCATGTTGCCTTTGAAATTGGCGGAAACTGCAAAGGCGCTGAACTGATGGATTTCACCTTTTTGGAGTGTGACAACCAAGAAGATATTGACCGTTATTCTGAAAATGATTGTCAGTTCAGCTATGATGAAGAAAATGAAATTTACACCGCCGTTCTGAAAAACGCTGACGGCAACGCCTTGGAAGTGGAAGGAAATGAAGATGATTTCAAGGCTATGGCGGTGGGCATTGAAATTGTAGGAACAACGGTGGAACGCCGATGAAGAAAATGCTGGTGGTGCTGACCCTTGTGCTGTTACTTATGGCCGTGGCCGAGTATTTCAGCATTGATCCTGATTGTCTGGTATCTTTCGGACAATATTTCCGCCTGAACAGGTGCTTCTTCAGTAGGGGTTGGAACAGCGGCCTTCAATATATGTGGAATGATGTTGAAGGCCCTGAACCCCTTGCAATACCTTGATTTTCTGTGAAATCCTTCAACATTCAACATTCAACAGATTACTTCAATTATTTAGAAGAAAAAAATATATAGTATATGAAGAATGTAATAATAGTGAAGAAGGCGCTTCTGATCTTGAATGTTGAAGGATTTTCCGAAAACCCTTGATATACCGGCGTTTGATGCCCTTCAACATTTATTCCAGAAAGGATGTGTTACATAGTGAATGACAAAGACCTTTCCCAACAGGCTAAAGAATACTTTGCCCAAATCAGGAAAACGGATCGTTTGATCCATCGGCTTGATAGTACCATTGCAACCTTGCGTTCCAGCTTGACTTCTACCGGAAGCCAACTGAAACAGGACAAGGTTCAGACTTCAGGCCCCAAGAATACCCTTGAAGAAACCATCACCAAGATCATTGACCTTGAAGCCAAGATCAATGCCCGGATTGATGAACTTGTGAGCATGAAACAGGAAGCGTTCACCATGATCAACCGGATTCCTGACCTTGATCAGCAAAATATTCTGATCGGGCGCTATATTCAGTTGAAAAAATGGGAAGATATTTCTGAAGAACTGAATTATTCTATGCAATGGGTTTTTGAACTTCACGGAAAGGGTTTACTTGCTTTTGCCAAGGCAAACAGCGACTTTCTAAACAACCGAGAAAACCAGAGTGCCACCGGTTCCAAACAGAGTAAAGAATCGGTAGAATAGTAAATAAGAAATTGCGCCTACGGGAAACCGGGGCGCTTTTTCTATGCCTGATGAAAGGGGTGAATACCTGTGACACCAAGACAGCGGAAGTTCTGTGATGAATACCTGATCAGCGGCAACGCTACGGATGCGGCAATCAAGGCGGGGTATTCGCCCAAGACCGCAAAGCAGACGGGTTCTGAAAACCTTGCAAAACCTGACTTGAAAGCGTACATCGAAACCGAACTTGAAAAACTTCATTCGGCCAAGATCGCTGATGCTGAAGAAGTCATGAAATACCTGACTTCGGTAATGCGGGGTGAACATACTGAAGAAATCCCGATCCTGTGCGGTGACGGTTGCCAAGAGTTGACGCAGAAAGAGGTTGGAGCCAAGGAAAGGCTGAAAGCCGCTGAACTGATCGGCAAGCGTTATGGTATGTTCACGGACAAGGTAGGTGTGGAAGGGGCCGTTCCGGTGATTATCACGGGGGATGATCAACTTGAAGATTAGCCCACAGGCCAAGCGGGTTCACCTTCCTGAAGTGGTTGGTAAGGGTTACGGAACCTTCTGGAACTTCAAAGGCCGTTACCGGGTGTGTAAGGGAAGCCGTGCTTCCAAGAAATCCAAGACAACGGCCCTGAACATCATCAAACGGATGATGCAATACCCGGAAGCCAATACCCTTGTGGTTCGTAAGGTGTTCAGAACCTTGAAAGATTCCTGTTTCACCGAACTGAAATGGGCAATCAACCGCCTTGGGGTTTCAGCCTATTGGGAAATCAAAGAAAGCCCCCTTGAAATGACCTACCTTCCCACCGGTCAGAAGATTTACTTCCGGGGCCTTGATGATCCCCTGAAGGTCACTTCAATTACAGTTGAAATTGGCTATCTGTGCTGGTGCTGGATTGAAGAAGCATACGAAATCATGAATGAAGCTGATTTTGATATGCTGGATGAATCCATCCGTGGTGCTATCCCGGAAGAAACCGGCCTGTTCAAGCAAATCACGCTGACATTCAACCCGTGGAACGAAAAGCATTGGATCAGGAAACGCTTCTTCGGGGAGATCACCGGCAAGGATGCCCAAGGGAACCCCACATACAAGTTCCATGATAGCTGGATCAGCCCGGATGGGCAGATTTACGCCACAACCACCAATTACCTGTGTAATGAATGGCTGGATACGGCGGATTTGAAGGTGTTCAACACCATGAAGGAAAACAACCCCCGCCGCTACAAGGTGGCTGGCCTTGGGGGTTGGGGCATTGTGGATGGCCTGATTTTCGATAATTGGCGGGAAGAAGCCTTTGATTATCTGGCTATTTCCAAGAAGCCTGATGTGAAAAGCGCCTTCGGCCTTGACTTCGGTTATACCAACGATCCCACGGCCCTGTTCTGTGGGCTGGTGAGTGAGAAGGAAAGAACCATTTGGGTGTTTGATGAACTGTATGAAAAGGCCCTGACGAACCGGGCAATCTGTGACCGGATCACCGGCATGGGCTACGGCAAGGAACGGATCAAGGCCGATTGTGCCGAACCCAAGAGCATTGATGAATTGCGGGATGCTGGCCTTCATCGTATCAGAGCCGCCCGGAAGGGCAAGGACAGCGTGAACAACGGAATCCAGTACATTCAGGGTTACACCATCATTGTTCATCCCCGATGCGTGAACTTCATCACAGAGATTTCAAACTACACATGGGCAGAAGATAAGTTCGGGGCCAAGATCAATGTTCCCATTGATGATTTCAACCACCTTATGGACGCTATGCGTTACGGGCTGGAAGATATGTTGGTTGGCCCCGCCTTCAGTTTCGACTAATAACATGATAGTAACAAAACACACGAAAAACACACGGTTTCCGTGTGTTTGCGTTTATTAAGCAATGAAGAAAGGCGGTAAGTGAATATGTTTCTGGATAACGCTATGGAGCGTATCAACCGCCTGATCCTTCAGGGTGGGCGAACCGGCATGACTGAAAATCAGTTCTTCGCCGCTGAAATCAAGGAATGGAAGAATAGTCAGCGCCGCAAGGATCAGGTTATGGGTGATCTGTACTATGAAGGACAGCATGACATTCTTCAGCGTCAGCGCACAATCATTGGTGAAAACGGTCAACTTCAGGTGGTGACGAACCTTCCGAACAACCGCCTGATTGATAACCAATATGCCCTGATGGTGGATCAGAAAACCAACTACCTTGTGGGCAAGCCCTTCACCCTGAACTGTCAGGATAAAGGTTACACGGATGCTTTGGGCAAGGTTTTCAACAAACGGTTTTACCGGCTTCTGAAATATGTTTGTGAAGATGCCCTGAACGGTGGCCTTGGCTGGCTTTATCCTTACTACAATGAAGCTGGTGAATTGTCCTTCAAGCATTTCCCGGCCTATGACATTCTTCCTTTTTGGGCTGACGATGATCACACCATCCTTGATTGTGCGATTCGTTACTACACCCAAGAAGTGTGGAACGGCTACCAGAAGGAAAAGGTGGAGAAGGTGGAAATCTTCAAAGCCGATGGCATTTACCGGTATATCTATCAGAATGATATGCTAATTGCCGATGTGGAAGCCGGTGAACACGAAAACTATTTCATGGTTGAGGAAGAAGGGCAGGAACCCAAGGGCTTCAACTGGACAAGGATTCCGCTGGTTCCCTTCAAGTATAACAAGCAGGAAATCCCCCTGATCCGCCGTGTGAAAACCCTTCAGGATGGAATCAACACCATGATTTCCGACTTTGAAAACAATATGCAAGAGGACGCACGGAACACCATTCTGGTTCTGAAGAACTATGATGGTGAAAATCTTGGTGAGTTCCGCCACAACCTTTCCACCTATGGAGCCGTGAAGGTTCGTGAGGATGGCGGGGTTGAAACCCTTCAGGTTGAAATCAATGCAGAGAACTACAAGGGCATTTTGGAACTTCTGAAGAAGTCCTTGATTGAAAATGCCCGTGGTTACGATGCCAAGGATGATCGTTTGAGTGGCAACCCCAATCAAATGAACATTCAATCCATGTATTCTGACATTGACCTTGACGCAAACGGCATGGAAACCGAGTTCCAAGCGGCCTTTGAAGAACTGTTGTGGTTCATCAATCAGGATTTCAGCAACAGGGGCTTGGGCGATTATGAAGGCGCTGAACTTCAGATCGTGTTCAACCGTGACATTCTAATCAATGAAACGGAATCCATTGAAAACTGTTCCAAGTCCGTTGGTATTCTGTCCACGGAAACCATTGTGGAACAGCACCCGTGGGTTACGGATGTTGAAGTGGAGCTGGCCCGGTTGCGTAAGGAAAAGGATGAAGCAATGGAACAAGCACAGGAATACGCCGGGGCCTTCCAGACCGGCAACCAGAACAAAAGTGACAATGGCGAGGGTGAATAACCCCCGCCGTTTCACAATATATGCCGGGGCAGACCTTGAGTGTGGCGGGGTGCTATTACTCCTACCCGCCAAAGGGTGAAATTCCCTTCCCCGGCCCATCATGGCCCGTTAGTCAAGTGGTTAAGACACCGCCCTTTCACGGCGGTAACGCCGGTTCGATCCCGGCACGGGCTACCATGGCCACAAAGGAAGGAACCAAAATTCAGCAAGGCGCAAGCCCCTATGAAGAAACAGCGTGGCCTTCTATGCTGAAGTGGATGGAATAGGCAGACACGGCGGATTCAAAATCCGTTGCCGCAAGGCGTGTGGGTTCAAATCCCACCTTCAGCACCATTTTTCAGGATTGGAGGAACGGCCCATGAGAAATGCGGATTATTGGCGTGGGCGGTTTTCCATCTTGGAGGACAGCGCCCACAGAGAAGCCCAAAAGACCATTCAGGACATGGAAGAACTGTATCTGGATGCACAGCGTTCCGTTCAGAAGGAAATTGAAAGCTGGTATGCCCGTTTTGCGGTGAACAACCAAATCAGCCTGACCGATGCCCGGAAATGGCTGACCGCTGGACAGCTTGAAGAATTTCATTGGAGCGTTGAACAGTATATCAAGATCGGTGAACAGGCCGGGTTGGATGCGGCATGGCTGAAGAAGCTGGAAAATGCGTCCGCCCGGTTCCACATTTCCCGCCTTGAAGCTGTTCAGACAGGTATTCAGCAACAGCTTGAATTGCTGTATGGCAATCAGGTTGATAGTCTGGATGCCCTGTTGAAGAAGGTTGTGGGCAATGGCTATACCCACACAGCCTTTG